CACGCGCACTTCCAATTCAATGAATGCTCAACGAACAACACCTTCGGGTCGTTCCAGGCTTTTAATTGAATGTAACAGCGATAGTCGCAAAGCGACTGTTACTGGAAGAAGTCAGAGAAACCCTATAAAGGGACTCTTCATTCCTTACCTCCAGGATGGATCTATGATCATACCTGGGAGGCATTCTTCCCTCTTACATCTTAGATGTAATGGCAAGAGTATCTCCTTGGCTCTTAAAAGAGTCAAGAGGAAAGTATTAAGCCGTGATCATCAATTGTGTCTCCAAAGGAGATTACAAAGTGATCTTGGGTTCAGCTTAGCTGATGCCCAACGGGTTACCAGGAATCCGATCTCAGAGATCGAGAGGATCGGTGAGGAGATTCACGGCATCTTTGATGCCCTCTTGCTTTTCTCAGTCCAAATCTTTGATTTAGAAAATGAGGAAGGTAGACTACTTTGTAGTCGACTTGTTCGCAAGATGCTGATTCTGTCATCATATAATATCGATGACATTACCAGATTTTGGAAAGAATTCACAAACTATGTTTGGGTTTTCTCTTCAAAGAGTGAGACACTTGAGGTGCCCACTCTTAGTCGATCTAACATCTTCAAGGTGTTAGCAGACTATTCTGAGATCAAAGTTCTCATAGAGAACGGGATCACAGATAAGAGACAAGCAGAGAGCTTAGCTCACCTTGTCTCTACTCGACAACTTGTACCTGGCGGTAAATCCTCTATGAGGAAAGCCATGGACAAGTTTATCGAAACAACTTCACACCCCTTTGAGGTTAGTGAAGCTGATCAGCAAGTGGCCTATAAGGCTTCATTTGCTGTAGGTCGAAAGACCGCTCGACTCATAGGGTCTGAGTGGCCTACGGACTATGCCCATATTTCAGTTGGTGCCAATGGCACCTATGAAAATGGGGTTAAGGATGGTGGTAGAGGCTTTACCATCTACCAGCACCTTAAATACCTCGAAGGGTCTCCTAAGGAGACTCAAGAGGTAATCCTTCCTTTCGGCTACAAAGTAACCGAAAGGAAGAATACACCACGTTGGATGACGTGGTGTAGGGGACCACAAGAGTTCAGAGAACTCTGGAACTATAAATTCGGAGAGGCTAAGCCTCCCCAATCTATATATCCCCTAACTGCTTTAGCCCTTTTCTCTTCTGAGGGAAAGACTAAAGTAATTCATGAGCCTCCTGAAGAGGCCCCTGAAGAAAGAAAGTGGGGATTTGATAGTGCCTTAGGTACTCAAATCTACCACCTTGCTTTACTAGTAGCCTTCAATGAAGGCTATCTAGATCTGGAGGGTAATGTTCTCAGAGCAATACCCTGCAGAAGTACTTCAATCCCTGAACCAGGGGGCAAAGTACGAATTGTTACCTCCACTACGTGGTGGAACACAATTCTACAGCAACCGGGGGGCCATTGGCTCCGGCGCTGCTTATCTCACCATCCTTCGGCTGAAGCCGGGCTGGAGAGAGCCGATCAGGCGTGGCTTTACCTCGACCTGTTGGCAAGGCATTCCTTCCAAGAATTGGAGGGAGGTGCCTTTTTGTCTAGTGACCTCGAAGAGGCCACAGACGCAACCCCTACAGTTCTCATAGAGAAACTAATACAGGGTTTCTGTGACGGTTTAGGCATAATGCCAAAATCTGTCCAGATTGCAATGAAGTTAGGATCCTCCCTAAGGGAGATCTTCCCGTTCTTAGACCGGAAAGAATTACCTAGCTTCATTAAGTATAGAGGTTCCCTAATGGGAGAACCTATTACTAAGTCTCTGCTGACGATCTTAAATCTGTCAGTTGAAGAGGCTGCTATTCGCGAGTTTACCCAATGGGATTTAACTCGTAAACAGCTTAAGGACTTAGGTGTCCTTTCAGTAGAGATGCCCTCTGGGCTTAAAGTGAGTGTGGACTTCGAAGAAGTTCCACCCACAAATCAATACTGGTACGACGGACCTATCCAGGATTCCTGGAGATGTTACGCCGTTGCTGGAGATGATCATGTAGCTTATGGCCCTATGGGCTATTTGAAACAGATTACCTACAGACATGTGAGCTGGGGATCAAAGATCTCAGTTCGCAAACACGCAATCAGTCGCTTAGCGATTCGAATGTGTGAAAAAGTTCTTATGTTCAAAGGCAAAATCTTAAAGATGAAGCCTAAAGAAATTAATAGGAACTTTGAGAATTACGAAAACTCAGTTTTCGTAGACTCAATTAAGATTCGTCTTTTATCTCCACTCTCTAAGAGTGTGGAGGTTCAAAACGATCGTAATATAGCCATAGGAAAAGCAAAGTCCTTAGGACGAACTCTCCGATGGTTAAACCCAGACGCCTTCCCAACCCAGTGGGTTGAGATGGTACGTCAAAGGTTTTTTTGTAGAATGAAAGATTACCTTCCAAAGGAGGGTACCTCACTCTATTTCCAAACACTATTGCCTGAGGCATTAGGTGGATTGGATATGGGATTTAATGGGGAGATCCAAAGGATCTACTCAAATGTCCCAATTCCAACAAGACAGCTCATGACCAAGCTCCTAAGGGGCGAGGCTGAGCCAAAACTTGTTAGAATTTTCAAGGCCTTCACATCTAATGGTGTGGAACGTGCAACTAAGTTGGACGGGTCTTGGATTAATGCGATCGAGAGTTCTTTGATCAAAGATCTTGAACCTCTCGATCCTTATCAGCTTCGGGACTCTTTGGGTCTCTCCGCTGATTTACCCTTACGGAAGCTTCTTAAGAAGCTTCGAAATAAGGGTTACATGACACCCGATGACTTAGTCAGAGAGTGTTCACGTGGTTTTGTGTTTAATGTTGTTCTCTCAGAGAACAGGAATATTTCCACATATAACACAACACCCTGGAAAGTACGATATGCATCTCTTTGGGATGCTACGTATGATCCAGAGTATTCTGTCGATGACCTTCCCGAGCTCTATGAGCGAGTGAAGGAACTTGATAACATCAACAGGTTTATACCTCTTAGAGTGTATAATGCCGACGTTGAAGTCAAAGACTTCAGATATCGACCGTTAACCCAAGGGTTAACGATGTCTGGAGATCGATCCGGACCATACCTGTCTAAGACAGGTGGTGGGACACCACGAAAGTGGCGGGAGTACATCAATGATGGACTCCCCGACCTCAGACTTAATATCTCCTAAGGAGATGTTTTGACCGGTCAGCTGGCTTTCCTCTTAACCCGAAGGTGGAGGAGGTCTTATGCAAACCGATTAAAAGTTTGGAATGCGC